GACGAATGGTTGTATAACGGAGGACCATATCAACTCATTGTGTTCCACTTTCTCATCGGTATCTCAGCTTACTTGGGACGGCAATGGGAACTTAGTTATCGACTAGGAATGCGACCATGGATTTGTGTCGCTTATTCTGCACCAGTTGCTGCAGCCTTCTCGGTATTTCTGGTATACCCATTCGGTCAGGGGAGTTTCTCTGATGGTATGCCTCTTGGTATTAGCGGTACTTTTAATTTTATGTTCGTTTTTCAAGCAGAACATAATATTCTTATGCATCCATTCCACATGCTTGGCGTTGCTGGGGTGTTCGGTGGAGCATTATTCGCTGCTATGCATGGAAGTCTCGTTACTTCCTCACTTATTAGGGAGACAACTGGTCTCACCTCACAAAACTATGGCTATAAATTCGGTCAAGAGGAGGAGACGTATAACATTGTTGCGGCTCATGGCTACTTTGGACGACTTATCTTCCAATATGCCAGCTTTAACAATAGTCGTAGCTTACATTTTTTCCTTGCTACTTGGCCCGTCATTTGCATATGGCTTACCAGTATGGGAATCTCCACTATGGCTTTTAATCTCAACGGATTCAACTTCAACCAGTCCGTGTTAGCTACAGGTGGTAAGGTTATCCCTACTTGGGCAGATGTATTAAACCGTGCTAATCTAGGTATGGAAGTAATGCATGAAAGAAATGCCCACAACTTCCCACTTGATTTAGCAGCAGAGGAGGTGATCCTAAATGCCTAAAGGGAAAGGTACCTACGGTACAAAGAAGGGAAGACCTCCCAAGAAAAAATAATCAACGTCCGTTCATCCCTTTCAATCAGGGACGCATGACACCCAAGCATGGAACGGGGCTTGGTA